GTTAAGCTTGAGATTTGGCAAGGGTTTAAGGGTTATTGAAATATAGCTTTTAGTGTTGGTAAGCTTGAGATTTTAAGAGATTGTGTGAGGGTTTTAATCTTATCTTTATAAAGCTTGAGAATATTAATATCTCTGTAAACTAGGAAGATATTTAAAGCTAATTAAGTATAATAATTATATATAATCTCTATATATATATTTAGTTGCTAATTAGAATCATTATAAGGTAGGTACATATGTGCCATAGGGGGGTGTGGGGGTATATATATAATGCTCATACAAAATACAGAGCTTTAGATGTAAACTAGATAGCCTCGCCCTGCTGTAAAGATTCGCATAAGACTTGCTATATTGCTGGACTGCCCCAGATAGACTTATATGCTTCACCCCCTGGAGAGTTGATATATATATTATACAGGTGCTTCTGCATTTGTCAACTCTAAATCAAAATAAATGTTGTCAACTAGATGTAAACTTGTTATAATGAATACATGAACAATAACTTTCTACCAACTAACTCTGAAAACAAACAAAGAAAACTAACAGACCAACAACAACACTTTCTAGCAGCCCTCGGTGGTGTAGCTAAAGGTAATATAAACCTAGCTCTAAAAGAAGCAGGGTATGCTGACAGTTCAAAGTCTAATGTTATAGATTCCCTAAAGGATGAAATAGTAGATGTTGCCACAAAGATTCTAGCAAAGTCAGCACCAATAGCCAGTCAGAAGTTAGTGGAGATATTAGAGAGTGACGACCCTATACCACAAGTCAATGCTAAACTACAAGCAGCACAGACATTGTTGGATAGAGTGGGTATTGCAAAACGAGATAAGCTTGATGTAACGCATACAGCAGCATCAGGCATATTCATTATACCTGCTAAAGAGAAATTAATAGATGCTAATGCAGAGGATATTGATATAGATGATGAAGAGAAATAGTTCGACTATTCCTTTTGGTTATAGATTAGGTGAAGATAATAAAACATTAGAGATTGTTGATAAAGAAGTATCAGCATTAAAAGAAATGAAGGATGGTGTTAAGTCAGGTGCTTTTAGTTTAAGAGGAGCAGTTGAAATATTAGAACATCAAACAGGAAGAAAATTATCAGCTATGGGTTTAAAGAAAATCATAGACAAAGATAAACCAGAACCTACTATAGAATCAAAAGGGTTGTTAAGTAAGAATGACTGACGAGAAACCAAAAAGACAATATAACTATAGCTATGCTCACAAAGCTAAGATGGCTTCAAGGAAAGCTGTCAAAGCTAAGGAGAAAGAAATAGCTAGATTAAAAAAGAACTTGGAGAATAAAACAAGAAGACTTCGAGATAAGAAAGAAACATTAAAGGTCGTACAAAATGCCGAAACGAATAAAGAAAGTAAAAAAGGTTTGGTCATCGAAGAAGACAAACTTGATACCTTACCTAGTCCTGTTAAAAAACTCATTGAAGAAGAAAAAGAAAGAGTAGTATTTAAACCTAACACAGGACCTCAAACAGATTTTCTAGCAGCCCCAGAACAAGATGTATTATATGGTGGTTCTGCTGGAGGTGGTAAATCGTATGCTATGTTAGTAGACCCATTACGATTTATGCACATTAAAGAACATAGAGCATTACTGTTAAGAAAGTCAATGCCTGAATTAAGAGAACTAATAGATAAATCTAGAGAGTTGTACCCTAAAGCTTTTAAGGGTGCAAAGTTTAGAGAAGTTGAAAAGATATGGAGATTCCCTTCAGGAGCTTCATTGGAGTTTGGTTACCTTGATAGAGATGCTGATGTTTATAGATACCAAGGACAATCATATACCTGGATAGGTATAGATGAGTTAACACAGTATCCAACAGAGTTCCCACTCCAATACTTGCAATCACGATTGAGAACAACAAACAATGATATACAATGCTACATTCGGTGTACTGCAAACCCTGGAGGAGTTGGAGGAAACTGGGTTAAGAAAAGGTATCTAGACCCAGCTCCACCAAATGAAAGTTTTACAGGTCAAGATAAGATAACAAGAAAATTTATACCAGCTAGATTAGAAGATAACCCATATCTATCTGAAGATGGTAAGTACGAGCAGATGTTACAATCATTACCTGCTGTACAAAGAAAACAATTACTAGAAGGTAACTGGGATGTTTCCGAAGGAGCTGCCTTTACAGAATTTGATTATGATAGTCATGTCATAGAACCTTTTGATTTACCTAAACATTGGGTAAGAGTAAAAGGAATTGACTATGGTTATGCAGCAGAATCAGCAGTAGTGTGGGCAGCAGTAGACCCAAGCGATGAAACATTAATTGTTTATAGAGAATTATATCAGAAAGGTTTAACAGGCGAAGACTTAGCTACTAGAATCTTTGAGTTTGAGAAAGAGGATAGACTATCTGTAAGTGGTGTGTTAGATGGAGCTGCGTGGGCAAGGACTGGTGCTACTGGTCCAACTGTAGGAGAAGTACTATCCAGAGCAGGACACAAGCTTAGAAGAGCTGATAAGAACAGAATACAAGGCAAGATACAAATACATGAGAGATTAAAATTAAACGACAAAGGTCGACCCAAGCTCCAGATATTTAAATCTTGCCCCAACTTAATAAGAGAAATACAATCTATACCTATTGACCCTAGTAGACCAGAGGATGTAGATACAAAAGCATCTGACCATGCTTACGATGCTCTAAGATATTTAGTTATGTCTAGACCTAGAGCAACTTCAGTATGGGAAGAAATGTCAAACAAAAAACGATGGACACCATCAGACCCAACATTTGGATATTAATATGAGAGATAAAATAAAAGAAAGTTTAATAGCACACGCAGAAGGACACATAAAAAAACATTCAGCTAATGTAGAGATATACTTAAATAACTCTATAGGTATTGGAGAACATTCTGATATATTAGAAACAATTGAAAAAGAATTACAGATGATAGCTAAGTATGATGACCAACTAGAAGTATTAAGGAAGTATTTCTAATGCCATTATATACTTTTAAAAATACTAAAACAAATGAAGAGTATGATGAAGTAATGAGCTATGAAGAGCTTCAAGAATATTTAAAACAAGAAGATATACATCAAGTATTTAAAATGAATATATACAAATACTCAGATGCTGGTGGAATCAAAGACCAATTTACTGACTGGGCTAAGGATGATAAGGTAAATGGTAAAGGAGATTTTAAACCTTATGGTAAAGGTAAAAAAGGATTTAGTAAAATGAAACAACAGCAGGAGGAGAAAAAAGGTAATGGTTAAGAAGAAGATTAAATTAAATACTAGAGCTACTAGAGAAATAGACAAGTATCCTCTAGTTTCTGTGTACTGGCTTGACATTTGCTCCGACAGCTCATGGCAATCTATTGAAGGTTGCAAGAAAGCAAAGCTGCCTATTTGTGTTACTAAAGGTCACTTATTAACTCAAACCAAAGGAGTGACTAGAATATTTGGAGATTATTCTTTGGCTGATGAGGAGTCAGGCAAGATTGAAGAGATTGGAAACAGCACGATTATCCCTAATAGTGTTATCGTGGAAATCAAGAAAATAGTTGACAAGAGGTAATAATAACTGTATTATTATATTACTGCACAAATAATTTAAGGAATTATATATGGCTACTTACGACCAGATTAGAGAAGATTCAAATCCATCTATGGATGAAGCAAAAGAAGAAGAAGTAATTTCTAATCTTGTTGCTCAAATTAATTCTAGGTTTCAACAATGTGAAACTACTAGAGAAGATGATGAAGATAGATGGCTACAAGCTTTCCATAATTACAGAGGAAGATATTTTAAAAATGTAGCTTTCAGAGACCATGAGAAATCTAGAGTCTTTGTTAAAGTAACTAAAACAAAAGTACTAGCAGCATATGGTCAATTGATTGATGTATTGTTTGGTGCAAATAAATTTCCATTAACTATTCAAGAAACTAGAGTACCTGAAGGTATTGATGAGTATGCTCATTTAAATCCATTAAAAGAACAAATGGGTATGAATCAAAATGAAGAACCTACTCCAGGTATTGAAGGTAATATGGATTATACTCCTGGTGAACCTATCATGCAACAATCAAATGGTGGGTTAGGTTTTCCTGGTGATGGAAATGATTTAGCTCCTGGTGCAACTTTCGGTTCATTAAACAATGATGCTAACTTAGGTTCTTTAGAAAAAGAATATGAAGATGCAGATTTAACTTCTGGACCAGCTCCAAGTCCTGAGATGCCTCAGATTAAACCTGCACAGATTGCAGCTAGAAGATTAGAGAAATTAATCTTAGACCAAATAGAAGAATCAAATGGAAGTGTAGAATTAAGAAGTGCAATCTTTGAAGCTTGTCTACTTGGAACAGGAATTATCAAAGGACCTTTTACTTATAATAAAACTTTACATAAGTATACTGATACTGGTAATGGTAGAGAGTATGCACCTGAAACTGTTAAAGTTCCTAAAATGGAATTTGTTAGCATATGGGATTTTTATCCA